TGCCCGTTCTTCACGAGCGTAGATACCGATTCGTCAAATAACGGTATCATAACTCCCTTAATGCCTCTTTCAGGTAAAACCTTAGTCAAAGCATCCCGATAACGATCATATTCCTTTCTTCCATAGAATACCAAAAACTCCATCACATTCATTATCGTCATGTTATAGCCATCAAGCTGCGAACAACCTTGCTCAACATGGTACCAATTCAGGGCTTCATTGATACTTGTCTTCGAAATTATTGGGACAACAATATCTTGACTAATTCGCCTACTATGGCACTTCAAATACTCCATCAAAATTATATCCTCGGGATCTCCCCAAGAAGACGCCTTATCAGCTGGAGTGTAAGTTATACCACGGGCAGCAAACCAATCTCCTAAAGCTTTCCCATTGAACTTATCTAACAAACCATTAGACACACAAAATGCATTATCATCTCCATAAAACTTTGCCCGGATACAGTCCCTCCACATCATAAATGTTGCGTTGGGAACCACATCTCTAAATGCACAAATGCTAATCATATGATTCGTTATACAGTTCATCACTGCCGTGAGAAAGTAACCCGAAGGCAACCCACTCTCGGTTTGGTAAATCAAATTACATGCGAGATGATAAGGAGCACTACACTCTTCCAAAATCATATTCCTTATCATATCGTCTTCTGGTTTCCAATTAGGATCGTAGGTTTTATACCAACGATTAATCAGGTACCCTCCAAAGCGGATAGGCGACGCGAACATCACTTTATCCCAACCCTTGAAGTCTCCCCAAAATCCTTTCGTTCCAACTTCGTTAAAATATTGGAACATACGACTCCACTCGAGTGACCGCGTATTTATCCCTGGTGAGGAACAACTCGTAGTACGTGTCTCGTGAAACCACTTTGAAAATGCACCGAAGTACATTTTCGACAAAATCAATAACTCCAGAGGAGCTACGTTAAACATTCTAGTTCGAACATTCTGAATCTTTTCCATCTTCAACTTTTCATCCTTCAGACAATCAAGCCAAAGTGAATCCGGATACAAAACACCCGCCTTAAAACAACGTAACCTCTCCTTAAGTCTCCAAATCAATCGAGGATCCGACATCCTCCATTTGCCACATATATTCTCAAAAAGATATTCTTTACCTCTTGCGGTCTTAGGCCTCCATTTAACATAGGGGTGACCCTCAGAAGTTCGCATATCCAATGCTTCAACATATGACATTCCTGGTATTCCGTTAATAGCTTCTTCTTCCGTGAGCAAGCGGCACAAAGAGGGTTTCTCGTAAGTTTCCCACTCTGCCCATACCCATTCCGACGCGATGTTAAGATCAACTTCACTCATCTCGACAGGTACTCTAAACTCATTTACAGCATTAGCTAAAGGTGATAAATTTTTGGCTTTATCAAACCGTGGATCATGCGACGATAAAATCGCTGGCTGCTTAGTACATGGATGCCAAGGCATATCATTTCGGCCCATCACTTCTGGATGAAGGACAGACTTCAAGATACGACTCTTCTCCGATAACCTCACAGCCCACTCAGGCTTAACAACTCCCACAACTCTAACTCCAGCTTCATCTGAAGGCCAGATTGCAGGCTCACTAACGTCCGCTTCAACTGTTTCCACCAAACATTGAACACTCTCAAAACTCGGACTCAATCCTAACCAATCTTTACAGGTCTGCATGGTTAGCAACTGAGCCTCACCAAAGGCCACCGCTCCCGAAGGAGTGTAGGTACCTCGATGAAAACCGCCGAACCAACCATAAATTGAATTCGGCAACACCAAAATTCTCCCACAATCACCGTAAATAAACGGCTCAGATTTGTATCTCCATGTATCACACAGGTAAGTCCTCTCA